TCATAGAGAAGATGGACCAGCATTTGAACTTAGCAATGGAGATAAATATTGGTTTAAAAATGGAAAGCTTCATCGAGAAGACAACCCTGCTTGCGAATATGCTAGTGGAGCTAAATGGTGGTATAAAAATGGAAAGTTGCATAGAAAGGATGGACCAGCAATTGAGCTTGCTGATGGGGAGAAGCATTGGTATTTAAATAATAAATTGTATGGCAAAAATAATGATTTTACAAATGAATCTTGGCAAAAATTTATAAAAACTCAAAAAAATAATGAAAATGAATAACTTATTTAATAAAATACTAAATTTTTATAAAACAGCTAAAATTAGCGTTGAAGAGCTTAAGCCTTTAGAAAAATTCATAACTTCTGAAGAAAACCCTAAGTTTTTCTTTACTATGACTAAAATTAATAAAATTGGCGTAAATCCACAATCTATACATGACACCCCTTCACGGAATTTATGCTTATCCTTTAACTAAAGAGTATTATACTAAATTAATAACTAACACTTTACCTTTTGCCTCAGATCAGCCATATATAAATCTGTTTTCTATTTCTGATAAAACTAATAATCTTTATAATTATGATAACTTAGAATATGATGTGTCTATATTGCAAAAACATTATGAAAATAATGATTTTGAAACAATGAAAGAACATGCTTTTGAAGATGCTTATCAAAATACAGATGTTTCTAAATTTTGGAATTTAACAAGAATGTTAGCTAAAAATCCAGTAAAATGGAATGCCTTATTAAGAAAATTAGGCTATACTAATTTCTATGACCCTGGAGAAGGTATAATTCATACAAATGAACCTACTCAGTTTATAGTTTTAGACCCTAGAATAATTATTCCTATTGAAACTTTTTTAAATCCTTATAGTCATAAATATTCTAATAAAAATTACATTAAAGATGAAAATGTAGAAAAACTAACAGAAGAAGAAATTAACGCTATTTTAAAATCAAATAATCGCGTTAATATGAATAATATACTATATAAAGCATCTCATAAATTAAAACCATATCAAATTTATTTTATTGCCAATAATATTAAAGACTTATATGAACATCTAGAAAATTTAAAATTTAATCAATATTTTAAACAAGATACTCAATTTTTACAATTTATTTTATATAAAGCTTTAAAGCCAAATAAAAATATAAATAAAATAGTAGAAATTATTAAAAATAACGATATTAAAGATATTTCTTTTGAAATGGAACCCAGAAACAAATTTAATATCTATAATAATGGAGATATACATATATATAAAAATAACAAACTAAATAACTTAACGGGTCCTTCAATATTTTTCGGTAATGGCAGCGCATCATATTTTTTTGATGATAAACCTTTAAAATATACTAAAAATCATTCTCCAGCGGATGATATTGAATGGCAAAATTTTATAAATAACGAGTATATTAATAATAAAGCTAATGACCATTTATATGAAAAAATATATTTTGCAGATTACTTAAATTTAAAAAATAAAACTGGTTATTTTCGCGTAATATATGATGATGGAACAAATATATATACGAGAAATCAACAAAAGCATAACCTAAACGGTCCAGCTGTTATCCATCCAGATGGATCAAGATTATATTATAGAAATGGAGTGTATGTTGGAAGAAATCTTTCAGATGAAGAATGGCAAAAAAATAATTTATAAAAAATAAGCCGCTATATAGCGGCTTAAATTTTTATTTTTTTGATGAATTATTTTCTAATTTCGCTTTACTCATTTTTAATTTTGTCTCTTCTGAATGTGATTTCCCTGCCCAATGGTGAGTAGTTCCTTCTCTATAAGGGTCTCTTTTTATACCATTTTTTTCTAAGACTCTATATATAGTACCAGTACCAATGTTTAAAATTTCTTTAATTTCTTTATGACTTGTTCCAGAAAGATATAAATCTATTATTTTCTTATCGCGCTCTTCTGAATTATTTTTTAATAATAAAGTTGCAGCTCTTTTAGCTTTAGTCTCTTCAGACACTATTCTTCCTTTTAAAGCGTCAGAAATTTTTTGCCTAGCTTCTTCTGTATGTTTTTTATTTAACATTGGATGTTCATTATTTTCATGCCATTCTTTTGAAAAAGATGATATAGTGTTTTTTCTTTCTTCAGAAAGAGGCTTCCTTTTTATTCCTAAAGTTTTTTTACCCCCATCACTTTTTGCTTTTAAAGCTTCTTGCGACCACTCTTTATTTTTAATTGACTCTGAAATTTTATACTTAGTTTCTTCAGAATGTTTGCCATTTGCACCACCTTCTTTTATATTATAACCAATATTTGAATCTAGTGAATTGTAATCTTTAATATATTTATTTTCATAAAAATTAGCTTCTTCTTGTGAAGAGACTGTTTTTAAAATAGTATATTTAAAATTTTCTACACCATACTTTTGAATGGCAGAATATAAATAAACAGAATTTTTATAATTCTTACCATCTACTCCCATTCTCAATTTTAAATCATTCCAAGTCTGCCCAATATATATTTTGTTATTTGCAGTATTTGTTAATAAATAAATAATACAATTATCTTTCATTTTTTTAAACCTCTTTGTCTTAAAACTCTATATATTGCACTATATCCAATTTTTAGTTGTAAAAAAATTTGCTTACAACTTATATTATTAGAATACATTTCTGCAATTTTATCTTCAATTTCTGGTGAAATTTTTTTATCTTTATTTAAAGCGTCAATGTTATTTTTTCTTTTTTGTAAAGCTTCATCTGAAAATATTCTACCAATAGAAGCTTTCCCAATTTTAGCTTTAGCCTCCTCTGTATGCGAGTGTCCTTCAAATCCACTTTTTCTACCATTTTCAAATTGTTTTTGTACAGTCTCTTTTATTTTTTCATTTTTATCCATGATATCCTCCTTAATTAAGCTAAAATAGCAACACGAACGTCATATGCACATGGTATGAATGAAAAAATTTGATGTCAAGGATGGCAATTTTAAAAAATTATACCATAAAAAAATAAAATTAGGCAAACGACGACTATCGTTTGCCCGACATTTTGTGTAAAAAATCAGCAATTATTTGCTAATTACCATTTACTTTCTCTTAATAAAGACATTTCATCAAGAATTGCTTTAATTTTATCATCATTTTCAATAATTTTTGATAACTTCTTTTTACTGCCACCATATATTCTTTTACCCTTTTTATAGTCGACATTGCCGTGAATTGATTTTGTCACCGACGATTGATTAACATTAAGCATTTTAGCAATTTCCATTTGAGTATAGCCATCGGCATATAATCTAATAACTTCTTTTTGTCTAGGAGTTAAAGTATCTACAATTCGCCAAAACTCTTCTTTTAACTTTTCTTCTAAATCGATCATTCTATCATCATAGTGGTATGGATTTAGTCTAGAAGATATAGAATCTTCATTAGAAAAAGCTTCCATCATTTCATTAGAGCATAAAGATTCTACCATTAAAAATTGATAAGCTTGGCTACGAGTCGCTCTTTTTTCCATAATATCCTTTATTTACGAGTACACAAGTTAAAGAGTAGTTACAATATAAGATATAACTATTGCAAATAATATTATGATAAAAAAATGATATAATCAAAAAAAATGAGCAAAAAAAAGCCGCTCCAAATGGAGCGGCTTAATTATTTATAGCTTCTAAGTCAAAGACATTACTTGATAAATACTCATCAATATCTTTAAATGGTTCGGGCACAAATGAATTGGTTATATTGGCAAATTTTGAATATTTCGTTAAAATGGATTCTCTGCCTTTAATACCAGCCTGGTCATTATCTAATAAAAGACGTATGTTTTTTGTATATCTAAGTATAAGAGAAAACTGAAATGCAGTCATGTTGGAGTTCCCAAGGGCGACAACATTATATAGTTTTTTCTCAAAGGCTTTTATTACATCGAACTGACCTTCTACTATAAATACTGAATTTTCTTTTATAATTTCGGCTTGATTTTCAAACAAGCCAAAAAGGTGATTACCTTTATGAAATGAGGTGTTTTTATATTTTGCAATTTTATTTTCTTGTCTTTGTTCTTCAGAAAGAAGAGTTCTCCCAACAAGTGAGACTATTTCTCCATAAGTATTTTTAAAAGGAACTATCATTTGATAGTTTTCAAAAAATGAAAATGGTATTTTTTTAGGATAAGATGAGTCTTCAACAATTTTATAATAAAGCAAATTATTGTTAATTAATTCATTTTCACCTATTAAATTAATAAGAGCGTTTAAATTAAAAGAATCTGGAAAATATCCAAATTGGAATGTATTTTGAGTGGATTCTAATAGTCTAGAATTTAGATATTCTTTTGTTTTAGAAGCTTCTGGGTAATTATTCAACAAATAATTGCAAGCATCTGCTATTTTTTTCACAAGTCCTCTAATTTTGGCAAAAATTGTAATAACATATATTTATATTGTGGAGATATATTTTGATGTTCTTTTTTACATTTTGGGCAAAAAAGGTTACCTGATATTAATATTGGTCTATCTTTAGCATTACATGATGCGCATTTAACGCTAAAAGATTTAGTGTTTTTAGGTTTATATTGATTAAATGTTTTTAGCTGTATTTTAATAAAATGAGTAGCATTCTTAAATTCTTCTTCACATTTTGAGCAAAAAACTTTATCAGTTTCTTTTTCTAAATAAGGTTCAGACTCAGCTTTACATTTTGGACAAAAAGTTTTATATGGCATTTGATTCTAAAATTTTAATTATTTGAGATACATCTTCAGGGTAGTCTACAGTTAGATTAATAACATGATCTCCGGCATAATTAACTCCTAATTTTGGAATTATTACTTGATCATTATTTTTTGATTTTGGAGGGACATTAACATCTTTAGGACCATCAATAGTATTAACTGTCAAGGTTGAGCCTTTAAGAGCGTCAAGTAAAGGGATAGAGTATCTAGAAACTACATTATTTTCTACTATTTGCATATTAGGTTCTTGAGTAACTTGAACTTGTAAATATACATCGGTATATTCTCCAAATAAGTTGTTACCAATATAATTGCCCATGTTTTGCAATCTTAATATATTGTAATTAAGTATACCTGGTGGAATAGAGATAGAAAGTGCTGTTTCTACATTTTGTCTTCCTTGAGAGCAAGAGCCACAAGGGTTTTTGGGAAAATTATAACAATTAAAGCAAGTTTGTGTAAAAATTGTATTACCTTGTCTATGTGTAATAATTCCATCGCCATTGCAATTTTTACAATTTTTATTTTTAAGAAAGCCTGTTCCATTACAATCGGAGCATTTGCAATCTCTTTTATACGAGATATCTTTTTTAGTGCCCAAGACAGATTCTTTAAAAGAAATGGTAGTAGAAAGTGTAATGTCTTGAGGAATATAAAACTCTTGTTTATTATTGTTATTTTTTAAATAATTAAAGGCTTCATTAATATTTTTAATTTTTTCTGTAGCTGAAGGGTCTTTGTTAGAATCTGGGTGCCATTTTTTAACTAAAGATTTATATTGTTTTTTTATATCTTCATCAGAAGGATTATTTGAAGACAGTTCTAAGATTTTAATAGCCTCTGATTTATTCATTTTTTTAATTTCTTGGGTTTCACTGGTTTTTTATACAGGTTGTTAGTTAATTTTAAAGCATAATAAGTTGCTACTGCTATAGCATCTGCCCTATCGAAATTTTCAGGTTTATAATTGCCTTTTTTATTAGTTTCAAAATTAAAAGTAAAATTTAGTCTTTTTTCAACTAATTTAGGTATTTCTTCTTTGGCAGGCAAGGTAGGAGATAGTTTAATGCCATGCCTAATAGACATGACATTAAATAATTCCGGAGCTTTTCCTAAGTGGTCATACGCTAACAGGCAAATCATTCTATTAAACGTTGTTAAAGCAATAATTGTATTAGCTGAAGATTTGTTTTTCATAAATTTTATCAAATCTTCTATTGCTATATGAGTTGGGTTAATTTTTTTAATTAAAAGGCTAATACTATTTCTAGCATTAAATAATTTTGTTAGAATTTTTTCTTTACCTTTTAATTTAAAGTACCCTGAGTTTAAATAAGTAATTTTATTATTATCTTCTTCTAAATTACACCAACCTATACAGGAAGAGCTTACGTCAAAAGCAAGTATATTTTTTTTTGTCATACATAAACATATAACAAAAACGGGAGCAAAAGCTCCCGTTTATTTTCATATTAATTATTTAAGTTATTCGGCTTGATGAGCTGGAAACAAGTCATCCATATCATCATCATCGTGTAAATCTACACTTGAGGGTGTAGCTGCCATTTTAACTTGAGTGGATGTAGTTTGTGTAGATGAAGCGTCAGTTCCATTTAACTTATCAAGTCTTTTTTGAACCTGATCTGGTGTTGGTGGAGTAACCCTACGTTTCAAGTCATCTAAGTCCATTTCATCTTTTATTTTCTGGTCAGCAGCTGATAAAGGTTCTTTTGGAAGAGGTTGAACTGAATAATAGCCTGTAGGACCTCCATCTCTATCAACTACAATGTTTAAATCGTATTTTAAGGGGTCTCCCCAACGTTGAGAGTTCTTATTTAATTTTCTAATATCTGATAGAACTGCATAAGAAACATCTAATATTTTATATGCTCCTTTTCTACGATCTATTACACCAAATAACCAGCGAGCTTTTGGTTTATCACCAGCTTCGCATAATGGGCAAGACCCGTGAACTTTGGAGCAGTAAACTTTGTTTCCAAAGCCTTTTTCGCCTTCTTTTTTATACTTGTGCACAGTATATTGATATGGAAGAGTTAATAATCTAATCTCGTTATCACCGTCTTCTAATCTCATCCAAATATCTTTATTATTAGCTTTCTTATCTCCGTCAAACGAGCTATCCCAAGAAATTTCACCAAATGTAGTCATATATATCTCCGATTGTTATTTTAACTATTGTACATAAAGTACTTTATTATTTAACATTAATAATATTAGTGTCATCGACTTATTTAAAGGTATCGATAAACCTTAGCGATTATAGCAAAAAGATACAAATCTTTTTGAATTTGTGCGACCAAACTTAACAGAAACTTTTCTAGAACGTAATTTATTAGTAATACTATTTAATATAGTTCTAAAAGCTGCGGGGCTTTTAGTAATGGACTTTTTACCCATATACTTTTTTAAGGCAGAATTTAATTCTGTCATACTACCCTGCCATTCAATATTATCTTGAATAAAATTCATAATTGAATGTAATGCCATTGTTTCTTTTTGTTCTCTATTATATGCCATAATATTCCTACTTTCTTATTTCAACAACACGCGATTTAAGCTGTTTTTGCTTAAAATTATTTATGTTTATAAACACAGCTTTTTATTGACTCGACCCTGTGTACCGGAAGGTACATCTCGTAAACTAAGTCTTTGTTGACGGAAGTCAACAGGGCGTCAATGTTTTTCATTATCTCGTCGGGAGAGGAATCTGAAAAGAATCCTTTAGCTAGTACAAACCCTGGTACAAAATCAAGTTTGCCAAAAGTAACAAAACATTCGGTAGTTTTATTTTTTGTTAAAACTATTAAATAGTTTATTTTTTTTACTCCCTGAGCCACATATGAAGATAATGGCTGAGCTAACACTGCTTCTCCATTATTAATTCCAACAGGAGAAATATTAAAATCTTTATCTTTATTCATCCGAATCCTCTTCTTCCTCATCATCCCATCCAGTTACTTCTTTGTCTTGCTTAACTTCTTGAGCCAAAGATACACCATCTGCAGAAATAACTAGATCTAATTCACTAATACATTCGTCTCCATCAAATAAGTGATTTTTCTTTACTTTAGCACGAGAGACTATACCATATTTAAGTTTATTTCCACCTTTAATTCTATTTAAATCTTTCTTTCTAGATAATTGAATTATTATAGAAGATAAATAATAAAGTTCTCCTCCACCTTTTTCAATTTGAACCGGAGCTCCCATGCCAATTGAAGCATAAGTTTGGTTAATAACTAAAGTGGCGATAGTTTCTTCTCCAGTTTCTTTATTCATATACTTATTTGCAAGTTTATTAAACTTTTTAATAGCATATGAAATTTCTCTAGCAGATACGCCAGGTTGTTGAGAAAAATCTTCATCTTCTTCTTTGTCTTCTTTTGAATTTAAAGAAGCTCCAACTGAATCCCATACAATTAATATTTTAACATTGGGGTCCATTTCTTTTGCAGCATGGACTAATTGTGCTACAGCTTTAGCGCCATCTATGATTTTTGCAGTATCGACAACGAGTAATTTGTCTGATTCGCCGCCCATTTTTTTATCAAAACGAGATGGTGAAAATTTTCTTTCTGAATCCCACAAAATTACTAAGACGTCTTGGTCTTGAGCAAATTTCATAAACCCTAAAGCGTGTGTTGACTTTCCGCTGTCAGGCTTTCCTGAAATCTGTATAATTCTTCCAAAGGGTAAGCCCTTCAAGTTTGTAAGCGCTTTCCAATGGTCCCCTTTAGTCCAAACAACATAGTCTTTATCTTCTGATGGTCTAATGATTGTTTTACCAGTAGATAGCTGTTTTGCAAGACCTTTATCTTTTTTCGAGTATGATTCTTGAGCTTTTTTTATTAATTTATCTATATCTATAGTAGGTTTTTTTACTGTATTCATTTATTCTCCACTTATTCTTGCCAGGTTTTATTTTTATTTAAATTTCTAAAGTATACGTGTCCATCTTTTAATGTATTTAAGATAAAATTATATTTTTTTAACAAAGATTCGCTTTTTGCACATCTTTTTTTTGCATCAATTATATCTTGTGATTTTGCCACATATGATGTAATCATACTCTCTGTAGTTTTTTTATCTGCATTTTCTAATTTACATTCAAAATATTTTTCGCCTTCTAACCTCGTTATTTCATTTTTACTGTTTTTAGCATCAAACTCTATATCTTCAATAAGTAAAGATAATTTATATTGAGCTGTCAAAAACAAAGCAGCAGTTTTATCGGCTTTGATATGATCATATGTTTCTCTGCTAGCTTTTTCAGTTTCTTTAAAACAAGCTTCTATTAAACCCTCTACTTCTGCAGTAGGGATATTTAGAATACTTTCATATAAATCATTTGACTCTTTATTTTCCATTTAATTACCTTTACTAGTATTACGATATAATTATTTTAAATTGGATATTTTTCTTTTACCTGTTTAATAAGCAATTCAACTTCATTAAACATTTTTCTTAATGATTGATGTTGCTGCAAACTCATTAAAAATAAGAATATTTCTAATGAAGTTTGTCTTTTCGAGGGCGGGATTAAAAATGTAATTATTCCTTCATTATTCGACTCAAATAAATCAATGAATAAATCTTCACCTTTATTATTTGCAGTTGTATAAGATTTTACAATATTTTCATACATTTTAAATTCATCATCTGTCATATCTAATTTTTTATTACAAACTATTCTAATAGGCATTACATGTCTTTCTTTAAAGAGAATTTAGAGCTTAAATTATCAGCATGTTCTTTAAGTCTTTTTAAGGTCTGCAAATCTTTATTAGATGCTTCTGCGCTTTTAGCTTTGCTTGCAGCATTTAAGACAGATGAGGGGATTTTGTCTAAATCATCACCAGAAAATATGTCATTGTCATCATTATAGTCTTCATCTGGCAAATTGTCTGAGAATTCAGAGAAGTCTTCTGCTAGCAGCTTGTTGATATTTATATCAGCCACTGAAGCTGTTTTTTTGTCGGCTTTTTTATTTCTTTCCTTTTCTGCGATGCTCTTAATATAAGCCATTTTTTCTGCAATTGTATTGAATTTGTTTTGACCGGAACCGTCTTTAAGCAAGTCGGCTCTTTTAAAGATTTCTGAAGTTATTTCATTATTTACATGAACTTCTTCATTTACCTCCTTTTTTTCTTCTAATACTTTTGAGTTTTTAGTATTAGATTTAAACTTACTATTATATTCTAATAACTGTTCTTGTGGTAAATAATCAATTAAATTTGGAGAGCTTGTTTTTATAAACTGAAAATTAGATAACATAAAATCATTTAAATGCTCTTCATAAGCTGATAATTTATCCATAGTATCACTTAATGCTATTAATAGATTTTTTAAATATTCGTCCATTATATTATTTCCACAAAATGGACAAACATTTTGTTCTATAGCATATTTCCATTTTGGGTCTATATTTACATTACATGATGCGCACTTCATAAATACCTCTTTTTTACTCTTCATCATCAAGGTCTATTAAACCCTGATCGTAAAGTGAATCTTCTATTTTTGAAAATAGATCTAGTGTTTTATTATCTATATTGGGCTTTTCTTTTAATGAAACTTTTTTCTTTTCTTTTATATCAACTGGCATAGAAGGTATTTGAGCTGCATTAAACAAACTTTCTAATATTAACCCCATTTCATCTTCATAAGAGTTTGTAGAAGCTGAAATGTGCAATGCTATTCCTGGCTCAAATTTAAATTTGGAATGTATTTGCTTTAATCTTTCACATACTTTCGTCCATTTATCGGGGAAAATAGTCAAAGAGCAGCTGTCGCCAAATTTATCTTCTACGGTTGCTTTTATCATAGACATGCCATAAAATTTAGAAGTTTCTTTTTTAACTTTAAATTCTCTAAAGTCTGTAACTATTAATTTTATGGAAGGTATTGTTGTTTTTTCAGCCTTTCTTTTAATATCTGCAATGCTAGAGCTATTTTCTGCAAAAAATGTACCATATGCTTTAAATGGCTTGCAAATAAAAGCTTCATTCAAGAAGTTCATTTCTAATGCATACAACTCTGGCAGGGTCCAATCATCTTCTTTAATCCAAGGATAATTAAAAGATTCAGTATTTGGGTCATGAGTTTTAAGCCATACTTGCACTTTTTTCCTATAATCTTGGCAGTATTGATACATAGATTTTCTAGGTAATTTAAAACAATCAAGCGCCCCTGAAGCAGATAACGCTTGAATTGTATTAGCTCTGACTTTTTTACTATCTATCTTAGACATAAAATCAAAAAAGTCTTTAAATGGACGTTTTTGAACTATGTCTTGTATAGCATCATCTCCAACTGACTTTAAAGCGTCTAGTCCAGTTAATAAGGTTTTATCATCAATTAAAGTATATACCATCTCAGACTTATTAATATCTGGTGGTAAAATTTTAATTTTATTTTCCCTCATTTCCTTTTTAATCTTTTGTATATTATCTTTAGCATCAGGAGCATTAGAATTAACTTGCATCATAAGATTTGCAAGCAAAAACTCAATTGGAAAATGAGCTTTTAAAAATGCAGTCTTATATGATATCATAGAGTAAACAACTGCATGACTTTTATTAAAAGCATATTTGCCATAGGGCTCTACTATATCTGTCCAAATTTTTTCTGATACTTCTTTTTTTACTTTATTTTTTTCAGCACCCTCTATAAACTCTTTTTTCCATTTTAAAGCTTTTTCCGGATTTTTACCTTTTTCTTTTGTCAACTTTCTTAACTTATCAGCTTCTCCTAAATCCCATCCGGCAACATCTCTAGCTAAAATTAATAAACTTTCATCATATAAAGGGAATCCATAAGTTGAAGCGAAAGCCTCTTTTAATAAAGGATGAATAAAAGACATCTCTCTTTTACCAGATTTAACTTTAATCAAATCTTCCCTAATATCTTTGACAGCAGGTCTTGCTAAAGCAGTAATAACGGCTAAGTCTTCAATAGATTTAGGTTTAATTTTTTTGCATAGATCAATAGTTCCTGCGCTTTTACCAAATTGGAAAACACAAAATGTATTTCCTGCAGATACTAGATCATATGTTTTTTCATCGTATGTGTCAAAATCTATTTTTGGTAATTCTTTTCCAGCTTTCTGGATTAAAGAATAAGTCAAATCAATTAAATCTAAAGTTGACACTCCTAGCAAATCTAGTTTTACAAGACCATTTTCTTCAACTACATCTTTATCATATTCAATTGAAAGTATTCCATCTTTATCTTTTCTTAAAGGAACTAAACCTGTTAATGGTCTAGCTGAAATGATAACTCCTCCGGCATGAGTGCTTAATGCTCTTAATTTGCCGGCAATATCTTTATATTTGGCTATCTCAGGATAGAATTTAATATTTTCTGCTAAAAGTGGAATTTTTAAAACTTCATCTATATTTTTCATATCATTAGGTATGATATCTGCCAAATTATTTCCAATTTTTACAGCATCTTCTTTAGATCCACCTAATTCAGTAACTCTAGCAATATCTTTAACATAAACTTTTGGAGTAATAGTATTAAGATTTGTAATATGAGCTACATGATCTTCTCCATATTTTTTAACTAAATATTCTTTAACAGAATCTCTTCCTGCTTGCGAAAAGTCTAAATCTATATCACTGTAACTTGTTTTTAATTTATTATGAAATCTTTCAAATACTAAACCATATTTAATAGGATCAGCTTCATGAATTCTCAATAAATAAGCTACTAAAGAACCAGCTACGCTACCTCTTCCTGGACCAACAGAAACATTATTATTGCGAGCCCAATTAATATAGTCAGCTACAACAAGCATATAGCTTGATACTCCACAATAATATATTACATCAATTTCTTTCTCAAGTCTATCTCTATAGATTTGATTATTAGGAAATTCTTGATTAATTTTAATTTCGCATCTATATCTAAGATACTGTTTATCTTCATCTAAGTCAGAAAACTGTGGATTTAGCTCTAGCCATTTAACAAAATCATTATAATCTTTTTCATCTTTTACAGGAAAAATTGGAAGTTCTTTGCCAGAAGGATTAGAATATTTTGGGTCAATCCACTCTGGGTCTTCACACATATCTGCAAAATACTGGGTGTTATTACAAATTTCTTGAGCGAATTCTTCTCCATAATTTCTTGCAAAGAAAGACTTTACCTCATCTTCTGATTTAATATAAAAATCAGGCACATTATATTTTAATCTAAAATTAGAAAATATGGTTTGATGCGAGCCAATTGCTAATAAAGCATCATGGGTACCATGGTCTTCTTTGTTT